ACTTACAACAACATTTAATGCAATTGGTTCTGATGATGAGATGACTATTAGAGATAGGTCTGTCACCAAAGCAACATCTACTGAAAAGAATTTATATTCAGATGCAAACTTAATTATTTACAGTTCTAAGAATACTCCAAAAGTAGAAGTATTATTTAAAGATATGTTTCCAACATCTTTATCTGGATTGGATTATTCACAGGAAGCAACAGATGTTGAATATTTTAAAGCAACAGCAACATTTAGGTATATGTATTATGAGTTTGCAACCTCAACGTGATAAATACAAATAAGTAGCCTAAACATAAACCTCTTAACTGAGTCCACTTGATTGAGCTGTGTGACAATATAGCTTATAATGTTTGGGCTACTACTTTAGACTTGACTTTTCCATTTTAATATGGTACTATGAGTATGTCGAGTTTCTAGTAACTGAATCTATAATATAACATAATAATGACTTTATCAGATATACAAGAAATGGTCAGGAAAGACCTTAAAATCAATGATCTTGAATTAGATATAGAATCCTTACGAATCCCCTCTTTACATTCCAAATATCTTCAACTCTTAACAGAACATAGCCTTCTATTAAAAAAGACACAGGGAGAGCTTAATGTTCTTAAAAGGGATAAATGGATATTTTACACAGGAAAAGCAACTGAGGAGATCTACAAAGAGAAGGGTTCTTTTGATGTTAAATTAAATACTAAGGATGACCAAAAAACCTTTATTGAGGCCGATAAGGAGTATCGGGAACTTAAAGGAAAGGTTGAATACTATGAATCGGTAGTGGAGTATCTACAGGAGATAGTAAGGTCAGTTAGTAATCGTTCTTTTCAAATAAAAAATGCGATTGAGTGGCGAAAATTCGAGGCTGGAATTTGATATTATTATTCACAAGAAAGATGATGTATACCTTCAGATTGAATGTGAAAGAAGTATAACAAAAGAATTAAACGAATATTTCAGTTTCGATGTGCCTGGGGCCAAGTTTATGCCCAGTTTCAAGAACAGACTTTGGGATGGGAAGATTCGATTATTCGACATACGGAATAACCAAATTTACGTTGGGTTATCCGAATATATCTACAAATTCGCAACAGCAAAAAAATATACTATAAGTGGTGGGGTAAGAACACCTCTGGAAATCGATAAAGCCGACGTAATATCTTTCATAGAAGGTATAAAATGTGGGGTTAAAATTAGAGATTACCAGTTTGATGCAGTCCAGCATTCTATTAGGAATGGAAGATGCATTTTGGTGAGCCCCACAGCAAGTGGTAAGAGTTTTATAATCTATGTGTTGATACGTTACTACCAACAAATCATTGATAACTCACATATATTGTTGTTAGTTCCACGTTCATCATTAGTTGAACAGATGTTTACAGATTTTCAAGATTACGGATGGGATGCTGAGAAGTATTGTCATCGAATCTACGCTGGAAAAGACAAGACTTCAGAAAAACTTGTACACATATCTACATGGCAATCCATATACCAATTACCAAAGAAACATTTTGACCAGTATAAAGTTATACTAGGAGATGAGGTACACACCTTTACAGCTAAATCTCTGAAAACCATAATGCAGAAAACCACAAATTGTCCTTATAAGTTTGGATTGACAGGAACACTTGATGATGCAGAAAGTCATCACTTGGTACTTGAGGGCCTATTTGGATCAGTCAAGAAAGTTACCACCACAAAAGAATTAATAGATGCAAAACATATATCAGATTTAAAAATTGTAGGAATTGTCTTGACTTATTCAGAAAAAGACTGTATAATAAGAACCTATAATGAAGAAATTAAATTTATAACTGAATTTCCTCAGAGGAATAATCTGATTAGGAATTTATGTATAGATTTAAAAGGAAATACGTTAGTCCTTTTTTCGTTGATTAAACATGGAGAGTTATTACACCAGCTAATAAAGGAGAAGTCAAATGATAGGAAAACTTTTTTTGTCTATGGGGGAACAGACTCAGAGACAAGAGAGAAAATTAGAGGAATCGTTGAATCAGAACGAGACTCGATTATTGTCGCCAGTTTTGGTGTTTTCAGTACTGGTATCAATATTAGGAATCTTCACAACATTATTTTTGCTAGTCCTTATAAAAGTCGTATCAGAAACCTACAGTCTATAGGTAGAGGATTACGAACACATGAGAGTAAGGCTATTGCAAAGTTATATGATATTGCGGATGATTTTAAAAATAATAACCATACGATAAAACATTTTGTTAAACGTATCGGTATCTATAATCAAGAGGAATTTGATTATGAGATTGTCAAAATTAATCTTAAATAAACATTATGGCACAGGAAAAAAAACAACATTATGTCGATAATAAATTATTTTTTGCAGAAATGCAAAAGTGGAAAGAAGAAATTGCTGAACAGGAGCAAGTGGATGATTTGCCTCCTATGGTTACAGAATACATGGGTGAATGTTTCTATAAAATTGCTACCCACTTGTCATACAGACCCAATTTTATTAATTATACCTATCGTGAGGAAATGATAGGAGATGGAATAGAGAATTGTATTAGGTATGCAAAGAATTTTAATCCAGACAAATCTAAAAATCCATTTGCATATTTTACACAAATTATCTATTATGCGTTCATTCGTAGAATAACGAAGGAAAAGAAACAGACCCAAATTAAACAGAAAATCATAGACAACACAGATACCAAGACATATGAAGTTATGCCGGGAGATGATGATGTTTATGAAAATTCGTATATGGAATTCTTGCGAGATAATCTTGAGGAGAAGGACATACCTAAACCTAAACGTAAAAAATCCAAAAAAGGGATTGAACATTTTATAGAGGAAGATCTAAATGAAAACGAAATTTGAAAGATACGCTGAAGATATTAATCTTCTTATTAAAACTCATACTAAAAACTTACATATATCAGAACTAGACCAGATTATAGATTCTATAGAAGATTCACCTGCCGGTACTGGTAGAATGGATTTCTGGCTAGAGGATATTGTTGATAACGAATTAGTTTCCAGAAATTTGCCAAGTGAGTAAAATTGTTATATTGACCGATACTCATTTCGGTGCGAGGTCTGATAGCCTAATTTTCAATGAGTTCTTTTATGACTTCTATGAGAATCAGTTTTTCCCATATGTCAAAGAACATCCAGAGATTACATCTTTCCTACATTTAGGAGATTGTCTAGATCGTAGAAAATATATTAATTATAAGATTGCAAAGGATTTCAGAGAAAGGTTCATCAGTAGATTAGATGACCTAGACATTCCTTGTCATTTTATAGTGGGCAACCACGACATATATTATAAGAATACATTATCTGTAAATTGTTATAATGAATTGGGAATGCCCAAGAATTCCACGATATATTCTGAACCAACTGTAGTGACTATAGATGGTTATGACCTAATGTTTATCCCATGGCTCACATCAGATAGTGAACCAGATTTTATAAAACTTGCACAAAACCCAGGCGTTCAAGTTGCATTTGGTCATTTGGAAATCTCTGGTTTTGAAATGCACTCAGGGGTAGTGAGTCAGGTAGGAATTAGTAACACCATATTCAATAAGTTTGATATGGTTATGTCTGGACACTTTCACAAAAGGTCTACAGACGGACACATACATTATCTTGGATGTCCATATCAGATGAGCTGGGCAGATGCAGATGAGATAAAAGGGTTTCATGTGTTTGATACAGAAACCAGAGAGCTTGAGTTTATACCAAACGAAAGGAATATCTTTTCTAAAATCCATTATAACGACAAGAAAACAGTTTATAAGGATGTAGATGTTTCACAGTATGACCAGAAGTTCATAAAATTATTTGTAGAGAATCGTGATGACTATTATGAGTTTGACAAATTCCTAGACAGACTCTATAATGATATATCTGTACATGATTTAAAAGTCGTAGAAGATTTCAGCGATTTATCTGTAGATTTTGTATCAGATGATATTGTAAAAGAATCACAGGACACTATATCGTTATTAGATAGGTATGTGGATGATATTCCTACAGACTTGGATAAGAATAGAATCAAAACCAAATTAAAATCATTATATATTGAGGCAAGTGATATAGAAGTATGATACATTTTCGTTATGTAAAGTGGAGGAATTTTTTAGCCACAGGCAATCTTCCTTCAACAGTACAACTTGATAAAAATCAAACCACATTAGTAATAGGTGATAATGGTGCAGGGAAATCAACTGTACTAGATGCACTATGTTTTGTCCTATTTGGGAAAGCATATAGACCTATCAAGAAGGCCCAACTGGTCAATTCCATCAATCAAAGGGATTGTGAAGTTGAGATTGAATTTCAGATAGGTACAAACCTATTCAAAGTCATTCGTGGAATCAAACCAAACAACTTCCAGATTTTTAGGAATGGTAAAGAGTTTGACCAAGATGCACACTCCAAAGATTTCCAGAAAATCCTAGAAGAACAGATACTAAAGTTGAACTATCGATCATTTACTCAGGTAGTTATCTTAGGTTCTAGCTGTTTTATTCCATTTATGCAACTCCCCACAAGTCATCGCAGGGAAGTTGTAGAGGATATACTAGACATCAAAATATTCTCTATTATGAATCTGTTGTTAAAACAACATTACAAACAAGTAGGTTCGGAAGTTACTGAATTATCAGTACAAAATAGACTTAATGAAAGTAATAAACAACTACAAGAAAAACATTTAGGAAATATTGAGGAAATATCTAGTGAGAGAATAAAGGCTTTATGTGAAGAAAAAGAAGGTTATCAGAAAGAACTGGCTTCTAAGCGTTTAAAAGTGAGTGAATTGGAAGAAAAAATAACAACCCTGATTCGGTCAGAGGCAGATCACGATAAACTTGCTTCGTTAAAAATTATGTTGGAGTCTAGAAAAACAAATACTGAAAAGAAGATTAAATTCTTTGATGAGAAAGATAGTTGTGATGTATGTGAACAACCTATTGATAAGTCATTTAGTCAAACTAGGGTGCAAGATTTGAACCATAAGGTGGTAGAATATGAGGCCGGTCTTGAAGAAATGAAGAAGGAATTGGATAGTTTATATTCCAACATTCAAGAAATGAGTGGACATTCCAGAACTCTTGTTGGAGTTAATACTGAGATAAAGAGTATCACAGGACTCTTAGAACGATGCCAGAACGATTTAGATAAACTAAATGATGAAAAGGGTAAGACTGATAAGATAAAAGAAGAAATTGCAGAATTAGATGCAAAGATAACAAATGTGGATGACCAGATAAAGGAGCTCAAACAGGAGAATTTTTATCTTGACATTTGCAAGAATTTGTTGCATGATACAGGGATAAAGTCGAAGATAATAAAACAGTATCTTCCTGTAATGAACCAGACTATACAAAGGTATTTGGGTATTCTGGATTTTTATGTGAACTTTACCTTGAATGAACAATTTGAGGAAACAATCAAATCAAGGTATAGGGATGATTTTTCCTATGCATCATTTTCAGAAGGTGAGAAGATGAGGATTGATTTAGCTCTAATGTTCACTTGGAGAGAGATTGCGAGGTTGAAGAATTCAACTAATACAAATCTCTTGATTATGGATGAGGTTTTCGATTCCAGTTTAGACGCCTCTGGAACTGATGACTTCTTGAAAATTCTCAACAGTTTTGAGATTAAACAGAACATCTTTGTGATTAGTCATAAGGGTGATGTATTATTTGACAAGTTTAATAGTATTATTAAATTTGAGAAACAGAAAAACTTTAGCAAAATGATAGAATCATGATATACACATTATTAGAACCAGACCATGAAATGTTGAAACATTCACTTCCAGAGATAACTGCGGAGACTGAACCAGAAAGTAGAAAAGAGCTACTGGACAATATGGTGGAAACTATGAAACACTATGGGGGTATTGGTTTGTCTGCAAACCAAGTTGGATTACCAATTCGTATGTTTCTATTTGGAGACAATGAAAATTATGTTCCATGTTTTAATCCACGAATCATATCAACATCTGAAAAGAAAGTACCTATTGAAGAAGGATGTTTGACATATCCTGGCCTGTTCATTAAGATATTCAGACCAGATGAAGTTACTTTGACATTTGAGGATGAGAATAGGGAACTACACGAAGAAACTTTCACAGGATTGATGGCAAGGGTTGTTCTTCACGAAATGGATCATATGGATGGAATTGACTTCCAAACCAGAGCTGGTAAGATGGCGTTGGACATTGCAAAGAGAAAAAGACTCCGCGGGATGAGAAAATTGAAAAAAATGCAAGAAAAGTAAAAAAAGACTTGACAATGTTCTGACACTTCTGTATAATATATTATGAAAGGTGAGAAAAGGGTTCTCATCGATAACCTAAGTGAGATTTGTTATGGGTATGATGAAAAGAGAATTTAACGAAATGAAAATCGGTGTCGAAGAAGTCGAAGCCGGTATTAAACATTTAATGATGTGGGGTAAGAAGTCCTTCAAAGACCATACTGGTGAGTGGGTCGAGGTTCGTACTTCTGGTCAGTTGAATCTGTTCTCAGATGAAATCACACCTATCGCACATTTAACTGAATCTGAATAAGGAGAATATTATGAG